TAAGAGTTTGTCATCAACATGCGCCCGGTTATCCGGTATGACGGCCAACCCGTCACAGGTTCGGGCGGTAATTCTTGGCCTACAATCTCGCCTATGCGCTGAATGTATAGCGCGTTACTGTAGGCATTATTCAACAGGTCAATTACTTCTTCGCCAAGCAGCGCGGCCTCGGTGGATTGCACGGACCCGCCATACACGCGCACCTCAAAATGCACGTCACGATCAGCGCGGCTTTGGTGATGCGCTTCGCTTTGCAGCGATACCACACAGGCCGCTTCGGTGTTGTCGTACCCGGCCGGCAGGCTGTTGCGCCATACGTCCGCGTCGCCCTCGAGTGCCGCGTCCAAGTACGCGCAAAGCCTGTCTAACGTCGTGGTACTCATCCCGCCATGTCCTGTCTGGTTTGTTCAAACGCTGGCCGGAAATAGGGCTGTGCAGCCATCTTCGATGTGCCCACTTCCAGCCAGCCGCCATAACCTGACTCGGTGAAGATTTCGCCGTTAAGACCATTAGCCGTATGGTCGATTGAATCCCGGTTATGGCCCGTATCTACAGGCGACAGTTCTTTTGCCGCTTCCGTCATGGACCGGCAAAACGTAGCGATTTGTTCGGCCGCAAGCCGCCGCGCTTCTTCGATCACGCTACGGCTGTTATCTTGTACCTCGCTCATATCGCACTGTTCCCGGTTAAGCGTTTCAGGTTCAACACCCAGCACGAAAGGCCGCGCCGTGGTTCGCCGATAATCGCGTAGTATTCCGTAACGTCCGTGGTGTTGCGCTCGGTCACCTGTATCCGGTTGTGGCCGGTTATGGTGTTACTCAGCCCGATCCTGCATACCGCGTCCGTCAAGGTCGCCGCGCTACCGTCCGATACCTCGGTGGATTTGGCCGCGTCAAAGCCGCAGGCGATTTCGGGACCATACGTCCACGTAAGTGCGTTCGGCTCGTACCCGCTTGCGCGTGTTGCCGTGCCGATCTTGCACTTATCGCGGAACGTTGCCTCCGCTGCCGCGCATATCGCGGCATAATCGCCTGTATAGGCCTCAGCCATTGCCTTCCTCCTCGTCGTCGTCCGTGGTGTCGGTGTCTTCAATCAATGCGCGTGTAAGCACCGCCGAGGCGCGGGACCGTAACCGCGTGCCTAGCGCATATAACTGCGCTTGCACTTGGCTGCGGGACAGGCCTGCGCCGTCGGCGGAAACATCGTACAGGGTCGCAACCGCCGCCGCGCGCTGGTCCACGATGTCAGCCGCCGCCCTATACAGGTCGTATGTTTCGGTCCAGTCTTCATCATCGGGTGCAAGGCCGGTAGAATCATACTTCGGGTACAGGGCGATTACGGCGGAGATTGCGGCATCGCTGTAATCCGCAACGGGTGCGGCGGATAAGGCGCGGGTGCGCGCTATGTCAGCGGCGGATACGGCCATGGTCAGGTTCCGGTCGGAAGTACAACCGCGAACGGATAGCGGCGGCCTTCGGTGCCCTGGGCCTGCGTCACGTAGTTGCTGATCTGGAAGCCGAGCCGGAACACGAAGCGCAAGGCGACCATGTCCTGCTGGGCAAGATTGAACTGGATCGCGCCGTCGCCGTCCTGGATCACGCCTTCCGTCAACAGTTTCACGGTGATGTCCTGCCTCACGGCATATACCAGCTGCGAGAAATCGCCGACAATCAGCACGGCGGCGGAATCGTCAATCGCGCCGTTTTTCGGGAACACCGACCGATAGCCGCCGATGTTCATGGTGCCGTCCGCGTTCTGCTCAAACAGCGGCAGGCCCGCGCCGGTCGCGGTGATGTTCGCGCGCACCTGGCGCAACGTGCCTTTACTGGAGATCGGGCCGACCATGCCGGACACATCAAACCCGGCCGCTTCAACCAGCGCAACCGCGCCGCTGGAGCCAAAGATGTCATCGTACAGATCAAGGCCGGTCCCGGCGGTGACGGTGTTGCCTGCCGCCGTGGCGCCCGCAACCAGTCCGGCAGCCGTGCCGGACGTGTTGGTGATCCACGTTGCCGGGAGGCTTGTGCCGTGGAAAATGGCCTGGTCGATGAGTTTGCCCATCGATTCGCCAACGCGCGGGGTGAGTTCCGCCCACAGGTCGTAGCCTGTGCCTTCCGTGTCGTACAGCAGGTCTTCCGCGATCGGAACGATTACTGCCAGCTCCTCGGCGGTGATTGTCTTGTTTTTCCACGTTGCGTTCGTTGTCTGCTTCAGGCTGGTGCCGGTGCTCTGCCAGTACGCAAGCGGCAGGGAATTCATTACGGTCATGTTGCGCGTGTTGCGTGACATGTCAGGCAGGCGCGTGGCAAGCGTCATCGCGGCGCTGGCATTCACAGCGGCCTGAAATATCGGCTTGTAAACCTCCGGCTCCTGCATTGCAGTGCTAAGGTTTGAGGTTGTGATTTCGGAATCATATGTCGCCATTAACTAAATCCCCCTTGCTGCATCTCGCAGCAGTTGTGTCATGTTTCGTTTTCCGCCTCCTGTGTCGCCCGTAGCCCCCGCAACACTCCGAGTGCTGCCGCTTTGGGCGAACAGTGCCGGGTGCGCTTTCTTCAAATCGTCGAAGTTGATGCGCCCCCGGTTGTCGGCGAATTTGTATTCCTTCACTACGGCATAGGCCGCGCGGGGGTCTGTGATCCCGTGCGAGATAGCCTCGGCGAGGAAGTCCGCGCGCGTGCGTTCTTCTTGCAGTTGCGCTTCGTACGCATTCAACTTTTCCTCGGCTGTTCGGGTTGCATCAGAAAGCAAGGATTTGAATGCCTCATCTTTTTCCTTGAGGGTTTTCGAGACCTTCCTATCTGATTCTTTCTCCGCCCAGCGCTCCCAGTCTTCGCGGGTCCATTTGTCCCGCCCGTCGCCCGCGTTGCCGTCCGCGCCTTTGCCCCCGTCTCCGGTTGCCCCCGCGTTCGGTGTTGCGTTCGGTTCGTCAGCCATTTGTGTTGCTCCCTTGTTGTGGTTTGAGCCAAAAAAAAGAGCCCGCGTCCAGGCGTTACCGCTTGGAGGCAGGCTCTACAAAATTGCTTTGTTTTAGGAGTCTAAATCAGGATTTAACTTTTACGCCGCAGATATTCGATGATCTGCTCGCACTGTGCGGCAAGGCTTAACGCCGATTGCCGCAGGCCGTACATCCGGCCTGTCAGTGACTGGTTCTGCTGTAATGTTAACACAGGTTCAGGCGGATTGTCAAGTGATTTGTTATCCACACATTTGTTAGGCTTGGCTGTCATTTGTCAAGTTCCTCTACGTTTTGCCTTTCCTCTTTGGCTTTTTGTTTGGCCGCTATCTTGCGCGCCTCTCGTTTGGCCGCTATCTTGCGCGCAACGCGCTTCTCTGATATTTCCTTGTCCTTGCCGCCGGATAAATAGGCGACAGTACACCTGCAATTAGGATGCGCGGGCGTGTGCATGTCTCCACTGGAAAATGATTCGTTAATCGGTATCACGCCGTCGTTTTCGTTGCCGTCGCATACCTCGCATAGGCGCTCATCGGGCGACGTAATCCAGCGCTTAAACTCATCCTTACGCTCATCGGCTGCCGCCGCCCGCGCCTCGCTTGTTGCATACCGGCCCTCGGTCTGCGCTATGGTCTTGCGCCGTTCCTGCAACAGACGTTGTTTCTCTTTTGCCATCAGTTTTTCTTTTGTCGCCTCGTCCACGCCCGCCTTGTCCAATTTTTTTTCCATGTTCGCCAGCGTTTTGGCGCGGTTACTATCAAGACTCTGAACGTCTTGCAGTTTGTTGTAAATGTCGCGCGGACGTTTACCCTCAAGTAGCGAGTCCGCAATGATGTCGCCCACTTTTTTAAGTTCCGCCTTGGTTAGGTCTTTAGCGAGCGATTTTGCTGCCGTCTCAGCCAGCCGTCGCGCACGGGCCAGGGCAACCGGCGACGTAGCACGGGTCAGCCCTGACGGGTCACTGTTGGTACGCGCCTTCACCAACACATCGGCTATTTTCTGGACTGCGTCATGGTACTCGCGCTTTGCCATTATATCAGCGGCCAGCGCATCATAATCTATGTTTGGTTTACCCGCCATTGTTTACCGTCTCCACCGCCTGCTCGACCACCTTGCTCGCACGTATCTGGTCCAGCGCCGCAGCGCTGATAGCGTCCAACGCCTCTTTTAATATCGGCTCGATCAGGCGCGCG